TTGATTACGTTTTCGCTGAAGGATCATGATTCCACCAATCATAAGCCCATTCTACTGTAAATTCTTCAATAGTATCATTTGTTCCCCAATCTAAATCAATGGGTGCAACATTAACAGGCCAACATTTATTAAAAACATATGGGTCCGTTGGAAATGATCCATCTCTACTATATTGTTGAACTGATAATGTTCCAGTATAATTTAAACCGGCAGTTCCTCCTGCCACTTCAGTAATATTGGCTTCATGAGAATTTAAAAAAGCCATCCATGCTTCCATAGAACTTCTGAGTTCAAACCCTTCATCATTGATGATAGTGGTAGTAAGATTTTCAAATGTTCTATTTCCAGGCATTTTAACTGGTCTACCAAAATACTGAACTTCAACAACTCCTATAGTAGAACCAGGAATTTGTGCAGTCTTACAAAGCTTTGAAATATTAGTAGAAACTACTTTGGCCCCCATTCCCGTTGGGACTGTTAGGGTCATCTCAAATAAATTAGGTCGAGCGCCTTGCTCTGCAAGTGCCGATTGAAAATCTGCGATATTAAAAGCCATTTTTAATTTTCTCCGATGACTAGGTTAAGATGAGACGGGGAAGTTTATTTTTATAAGTACTCCCTTCGGAAGTCATCGTCTTCCCCCATCTATAAAATGTGTTATATACTATTATTTATACTACTTTTTAACCAGTAATTTCAGAAAATTCAACACCGCTTCTAACAGCTACAAAATTGAGTTGAATAAAGTTAATAGACCGATTTGGTTTTACATAGATATCACCCACAAATTCATTTCTATCAACAACATCTGAAGTATTATTTGTATCATCACATACTACTCTAAAAGCTATAATACCGTTTCTTGCTTGTACAGTTCTAAGAAAAGGTACTACAGTAGATGTAAATTGAGTTCTTGTAAATGAATCATTAAACTCAAAGAGTTGGCTTCTTGCAAACCTTGAAATAGCTTATTCAAGAATAATGAAAAGTCTTCGTACATTAATTCTATCAAATGCGCTTGGTTTAGCCAGAAGAGTTTTATCACCAAATAAAATAGTTCCCTCACCCGCAAAAGTTACTACTGGATTGATTCCATTCTTATATAGATCATCTCTTTCGGACTGTCTTGGATTAAATGGAAGTTTCCTTACATTTCTGATATTACCTCTAGTAAATCCAGCAGGAGAATACCAGGCGTCTCTATTTGCTTCTGTAGCAGCAGTTACACCCCCAACAGATCCATTCAATGGAACATACCGATATGTATCATTATACTTATCATACTGATACATCCAGCCACTATCTAAAAATGCATAAGAAGAACTTCCGAGCTGATTTCTAAAGTCAATAACATTAGAGACTTCTGATGCTTCTTGATTAACCACATCCGTCTTATCTGGAGAAAGAAAAGCAACACAGTCTTTTCTGGCTTCGCAGATGCTGATAAGTTCCAATGCTACAGTAGCAGATGATTCTCCTCCAAGTAAAAGACCAATTTCAGTTTCTTCAGTATTTTTGAATTTACCATAAGCTGTCATTTTATTTCCATCAGTAGAATCAGATCCATCTACTCCGCCTGACAAACTAACAGTTTTAACAGCACCATTCGCTTGAAAAATATTACTGTTTGCCGAAGTTCCCCATGCAACCACATCCGCTCCACCAGTTGTATATGCATCTCCAATTGAATCATGATCCATCCACCAAACATATTTTGACCTTCTATTAATAGCATCTACATAATATGCTGATGTTCCATCTTCAAACCTAGCGCCTTTAGCTACTGACACTCCATTATAAGTTTCAAGTACTTGCCCTTTAGTTCCTGTCCAGGCTCCATCTTCATCAATAACCGCTATATGAACTTCGTCATAGTTTGCACCTCTACGTGCCGAGTGTTCTGTAGTTACTGGATCACCTGACCAATCAGCCGCAGTTCTGTATTCCCATGTTCTTGAATATGTCTGTGCTGTTGCTGTATTTGTAAATGGTGAATCAGTAACCATTATTGTAGAGTTAGTGATGGAGTTGACCCTTCTGTCTTCTCCATTTATCTTAACTTTATCTCCTACATTAAATTGGTAACTAAATGTTGTATTTGCACCACCAGTAATTGTTGTACTGTTTGCGGTAACATTAACAGTTCCAAGCATATTTCTTGCTGGTTCTTCAAAACCTGATCTCTTCATTCTGATTATTGTATTTGAAGCATCAACAGTTGAAGCTGGTGCCGCTGTTACTGTTGCTGCGGTATTACTAGTAATTGCACCAATGACATAAGTTAGACTATTAATGATTACAGCATCACCAACTCTAAGATCTACTCCAAAAGTTGTGGATGATCCAGTGATTGCATTACTTGTAGCAACTGTTACCGTTCCAGTTAAAGTAACGTCGGTATTTTGTGCATTAATTGTTGTATTAGCTGCAGCAAGATTAGCTCTAGTAGGCATACATAAAGAAACTTTCAAACTATTTCCAAGTTCTCCTGCATACTTTGCTTGCCAATCACCTTGAGCTGTAACTGGAGTACCATCGGATTCAGAATAAGTGTTATAATAAATTGAACTATTAGCAGTTAAAACTACAGTTCCAGTAGCAGAAGCATTCTTTTGTGCAGTCGAAGTAGACCTTACTACATGAAGTCTATTAGAATATTGAAGAAAGTTCGCTGCTGTGAAAAATGTAGAATATGTATTTGCGTCTGGACCCATAAAGGTTTCTTCCAAAAGCTTCTCAGAATCTATCAAAGTAATATCATTAACCGGACCCCAGCGGAATGGTCCAGCTAATCCCGCGTCTATTGAAGATATTCCTGGGACTATTGTTGTTAAATCTATTTCAGATGTATTTACGCCGGGACTTACTTGAAATGGCATTTCAACTCTCCTCTATTATGAATTGATAAGTGAAGTGATATTTTTTCTTACTAAGATTATTTATAAAATACATAAATTGGAAATAAAATTATTTATTCTGATATAAATATATTTATAAAGGGGGTGAAATGAAAGAAATTGATCGATTTTTAAAAAAAGTGGCTAAATTAGATAATGATGATTGTTGGTTATGGAAAGCATCAAAAACACAACAAGGTTATGGAATGTTCTCATATAAAGGAAAATCTATACCCGCACACAGATTTTCATACTTATATCATAAAAAAGAAATTCCAGACAAATTAATTGTACATCAAATTTGTCAGAACAATGCTTGTGTCAATCCAGAACATTTAATTGTATGTTCAAAAAGTGAGTCTCGATTGAAGTATAATTCAACTAGGGTACATCCAGATGCTAAAAAATTAATTCAAAATTTAAAAATAGCAGAAGGTCCAGCTCTTTAAAAATATTCTCTTGAACTTTCATCAACAGTCCAAGTAGTACCGGAATTATCTGTAAAGGTTTGTGATTCTCTTCCATCGTCAATAATTCCAAACGGGAGAAGGTCTTCCTCCAACGCTCTCATTTGTTCATCTGCCAGCTTTTTCCTTATATCTAAATCTGTTAAATCTTTAAAATACCTTTGTTGAACCAACCAAGAAAAAATCACCAATGTCATTGCTAAATCATCATTACTACCTTCTTCCGCTTCATAAGAATTATGTTTTACAGCAAAAGTTGTCAACTCTGAAATTGTATCAAAATCTGATATTATAAGTTTATCAGATTCTATCATTTCTTTCAATGTAGAACAACCAATTCTCTTGAGTTGTTTACTTGTTCGAATTCCTAGCTGAATATTCTTAGCAAAACCACCACCAATTTGTTGTCCCGCTCTACCTTTCATAGAAGACACTATAATATTTTCATATTCCAAATCATAATGTAATGTTTCAGCAACTTGTGATCCTACATCATTCACTTCCAAAAGTATCCATGCCATATTATATTTTTTACCAATTTGGAAAATTATATCGGGATACAACATTGGTGAAATTTGATTACTTCTATACTTTGCTACTTGTCGATAAGGAATCTGAGATATATCAAAAATGGATATTGCTGAGTAATCTTGATCTTTTCCTTGTGCAGTATCTACTACCATGCAATATAATGCATTCTTGATTGGTTCTTCATATACATCCAATCCATTCTTGGAAAATATTGGAGTCTTGAAAACCATCGTTCGAAGTTTAGCTGCATTAATCAAAGTATGTGTAGATCCTATAAATTCACATTCAAATTCTTGTGTAAACTGAACCTCACTTGTATTTTTGATTGTTTCTTGTTTCCATTTTTCATCTCTACCAGGAACTTGTGACCAATGTACTTCCACAGGTACATAGTTATTTCTTTTCTCTAGCGCATCTGCCCACATTTTATAAAACATATTCATACCAAGTGGAGTAGATACTATAAGAACTTTTGTAGATTCACCGGAAGAAATAGTAGGATAAACTGAAGTAAAAAATTGTTCTGCTATATTTGAAGGGACGTGAGCAAACTCATCAAGAAAGATAATATTAAATGAACTACCTCGAACGGCAGATCCAGAAGTAGCTGATGCTAAAATCTTGGAACCATTCTCTAATTCAATATTTCCTTTGTTCCATATTACTACTCCTTGCTGTAACCACTTTGGAAGATGTTCATATGCAAGTTGAAGTCTACTAAGAAGTTCACGGGCAACGGCTCCTTTGTTTGCAAGAATAGCAACATTGACATTTTCATTAAAAAGAACATAATGAAGAAGGAAAGCAATAATAGTTGTACTTTTTCCTGTTTGTCTAGGCATCTTACAAATGACAAAACGATTATTTTCAAATTTATCAATCATGTCGTTCTGATAATCATACATTTCAAAAGGAACTAATCCTCTATCTACATGAATAATTTGAACATAATTATTAATAAAATATCGAAGATTTTTTGAACATTTAACAAATTCAGTTACAGATTCATCCGTCCATTCAACAGGAACACCAACTGATTTTAAATTTGGATTTCCTAGATAAAGATCACCCATTTTCTGCAACTTTTTCTTTTAACATTTTTTGTAAATCTGAAGTTGATCCAACAAACAAAGCATTGGTAACATTAGTAGGACCTTTTTCAGTACTAAGGTCTTTCTTGGTTTTATGTAATCCCATAAGTTCTTTATTTGTTTCCGTCAATTTTCCTATCAATTGACCTACCACCTCAAATGCTCTTGGATGCTCCGATTGTTTAGCAATTTCCAAAAGTTCTTCTACCGCATCTTGACCTCGCTCAAGAAGATTATATAAATTTTCTCTTGTATATCTGAAGTCTGTATCTTCTTCCATACCATTAATTTCAGGCATAACTTTTGGGGGAGCTCCCCTTGCTACTTTGGGAAGGTTCTCTGCAATTTCTAAAATGTTGTCTAGATTTTTATCTATGTCATTTATCATGTATAATCATCACCTGTAGCAGGATCATTTTCTCTACCATCATGAAAAAATTCAAATGTTTCACTAAATCCATAATCATCATCGGCAGTTGCAGTACTTGGAGATGGTTCGACTGTATATCTTGATTTAATTGTAGCATCTGCAATCCCGTCATCTTCTCTTTCATTTATAATTCTTGTAGTTCCATCTGTTTGTATTTGAATATTTTCTGTAATTATTCTACCGTCCATGTCTTCAAGTTGAACTGAACCACCATTTATTTCTATCACTGTAGATTCCAAAAGAATGACGCCAGCATTATCAGAACTTCCAACAGCAAAATCTTCAGTGAGAATAGCTCCATCTTGATCTTCCAATAGAATAGTCACGGATGTTGCAATTACGTCTTCATAATCATCTCCAATATAAAGATTTCCATTTTCTGCTGTGATTTGATTACCATCCTCAGTATAAAGATATCCTCTATAAGCAAGACCATCTGTAACAATTCTTCCGCCCGCAGTTTCAAGTCCGTCTAAATAAATTCCACCATCATCTTCATTCAATACAGTGCCGCCAGCAACCAAATCTCCATCAAACATAATTCCGCCCCCAGCAATAAGTAAACCATCTGTTTGAATATAAACTGGAGCACTTGCTGAACCACTTTCCATTAAAATGTAATTTGAAAGATCTGTAGTAGAAACTGCAGTTGCTGGAATTCTAAAGTTGACTTCAACTGTTTTAATAATAGAACTTGATTTTATGTCTGGATAAATGTACCCCTTCAGAGTAAAAGAAAGTGTCCATGTGATTGTTCGCCGAGTGGCTAAATCTCCTTCATATTCATCCGCTACACTTGAACTATTAAGAACAATTGGAATATCCGCTTTGATTCCCATATCTGGAATCGTATTGACAGTCACCGTAAATTCTGGAGTAAAATAAGGAAGAATCTGCTCTAATATCTGTGTTCCATCTTCAGCATTCTTAACTAAAATAAATAGATCAAATGC